GGCTTTTTATGGTTTGACAGCGCGCCCGTAGTCGGTACCGCGTTGGTGTCTAATGTCGCTACAGTTATGGTTGCCAACCCTGGCATCTTTACTACGGGCCAATCGGTGACAGTTGCTGGGGCTGGTTCAACCTTTAACGGTACTTACACAATTACGGGCACAATTCCATTTAGCACAGGCACAGCTAATATCTTGCCTGCCTTTAATATGCAGCTTAATTACTGGCAATTCCCACAGGGCTATAGCTTTATCCAATATGCAAAAACTGCAGCTGACCAAAACTTTAGGCGCATCCTGCCTTATGGCACTATGACAGGTGACGATACAAAAACCGCTACCTACGCCAATACGCCAGCTATTAACGCTGCAGCTTTAATGCTTGCAGAAAATATATGGACATCTAGATTTAGCACACAAAACGGCGGCACTAGCTTAGACGGCTACAGCCCTAGCCCCTTTAAGATGTCTAACACGCTTATGGCATCCGTGCGCGGCCTCTTAGCCCCGTATCTTTCACCTGCGGGTATGGTCGGCTAATGCCTGCAGCTATAACTACCTTACGCAGCACAATAGCTGCAGCCCTGGCTAACCCAGGTGTATGGACGGTATTTAACTACCCGCCTAGCACTATGCAATCTAGCGCTGTCGTGGTGGCCCCTGCGGATCCATATATCACGCCAAGCAATAACTCTCAGGCAACTATCTCGCCTATGGCTAACTTTAAGATTATTATGACCGTACCAATGTTTGACAACGCCTCGAACTTTATCGGCATAGAGGACACAATAGTAGCTGTGTTTACTAAACTAGCTAATAGCGCAATTGTATTTAATGTTACTGGCGTGAGCGCGCCAAGCGTACTAAGCGTTGCCGCAGGTGACTATCTAACGGCAGATTTACAAATAAGCATACTAACGAGCTGGAGCTAACTAATGGCACTTACAGATGAAGAAAAAGCGTTTTTAATCAAAATTGGCCAAGACCTGCCAGTAGAGATTAAAGAGACAAAACCAAAAGACCCAACAACACAGAAAGTAGAGGAATAGCCCTAATGGCAATTTTCTTATCCAACGGCGTAGTGGCTACTCTTAACTCAGTAGCACTATCAGATCACGTAACCAGCGCTAGCATCTCTCGAACCTTTGACGAGCTAGAGGTAACAGCTATGGGCGATACTGCTCATAAGTTTGTAAAAGGCTTAGAGGCCAGCACAATTACTTTAGATTTTCTAAACGATGATGCTGCCTCAGGTGCAGGTTCAGTACGTGCAACTTTGCAAGCTGCGTGGGGTACAACCGTGCCACTCACACTAAAGCAAACTAGCGGCGCAGTATCAACTACTAACCCGCTATACAGCACTACAGTTTTGGTTAATAACACTCAAGACATCAACGGCGCTGTAGCAGATGAATCAATGCAGAGCATTACATTTACCTGTAACTCACCAATCGTAATTACAACTGCACCATAAGAATAAAGAAAAGGGGCTAACACAATGGCAAAACTTAAAATAACAAGGGCTGACGGCACAATATCTGAGCATCAGATAACGCCGAAAATTGAGTGGGCCTTTGAGTTATATGCAAAAAAAGGTTTTCATAAAGCCTTTAGAGATGATGAAAAGCAGAGCGATGTTTACTGGCTAGCGCACGAGTGCCTTAGATCAGCAGGCGTTGAAGTACCTGTTTTTGGAGCGTTATTTTTGGACACCTTAGCTAAGGTTGAGGTATTGGACGATGACCCTTCGCAATAGTGGGGCGCGGTAGTTTTGGTTACCTGGTTGCACAGCTAGCCGTTGAAACGGGAATCGCGCCCCAGTATTTACTAGACCTGGATGCAGATATGTTTAAAAATATGCTAAAGGTTTTAACCGATAAAGCTAAGGAGCAACAAAATGCCAGTAGAGGTAAGAGGCGCCCTTGAGCTACGCAAGGCTATTAAAAAGTTCAGCCCTGAGTTAGCGAAAGAGACTCGCAAAGAGTTAGCCAGCCTTTTAGCCCCTATCGTTAAAACTGCTAGAGGTTTTGTGCCAAGTAGCTCGCCTTTATCGGGTTGGGGAAAAGCGCCTACAACTACAGGTAGATTTCCAATATGGGATAGCAGCAAAGCTAAAGGCGGCATAGGTTATAAAACCTCACCTTCACGGCCTAATAATCAAGGTTTTAGAGCTGTAGCTCGTATCGTAAACAACAGCGCCGCAGGTGCAATCTATGAGACGGCTGGGCGCGTTAATCCTCAGGGCAGAGATCAGGCAGGCTTAAAACCTGTTGTGTATCCTGGCCACAAAGATTTTGGCAAAATGGTGCGCTCAGGTAATAAAAATGAAGGCCGCAGCGCAAACCCGTATGCAGGTAAACAATTTATAGATGCTATAAACGCGGACGGTCAAATAGTAGATGCCAATAATCAAACTGGCGCAGGCAAACGATCCCGTAAAATGCGAGGCCGTGCAATCTTTAGAGCTTGGGCCAATGACGGCGGCAAGACTAACGCCGCTGTATTAAAGGCTATAGAAAACTCAAAGATTAAGTTTTATAACGCTATGGGGGTTAAGTAATGGCTGTTGATCCCTCAGTAGTAATAAATATAGCCGCCGAATACACAGGCAAAAAAGCATTTAGTAAAGCCGAGACAGCTACAAAGCAACTTACTAAAAGCGTAAAAGGTTTAGCTGGGGCGTTTGGTATTGCTTTTGGCGCAAGAGGTGCGATGCAGGCTGTTAAGGCTTTTGCAGCCGATGACAAAGCCGCTAAGGTACTAAGCAAAACTCTTAATAATTTAGGGCTAGCCTTTGCTGACCCAGCGGTTAAAACTTTTATATCTGAGTTAGAAAAACAATACGGCGTACTCGATGACAAGTTACGCCCCGCCTATCAGATGTTACTGACCAGTACGGGCAATTATATTAAGTCGCAAGATTTACTACGCACAAGCCTAGACCTGAGCGCGATGAGTGGCGTTGACGTTGTAAGCGTGGCAGCCGATTTATCAAAGGCCTACCAGGGTAACACGCGTGGGCTAATGAAGTACCAGCTAGGCCTAACTAAAGCCGAGCTAGCAGCTATGAGCTTCGAGGAGATTTTAGCTCAGGTGGCTAAGGTCAGTAGTGGCCAAGCGCAGATAGCAGCAAACTCTTACGCAGGATCGTTAGACAAGTTAAGCGTAGCAAGTGCAAACGTAGCCGAGACACTAGGCAAAGATTTAGTAGATGCCCTTGCAATTTTAGGCGGTGAAGGTGGCCTGCCTAAAACCCTTAGCTTGATAGAGTCTATGTCAGGCGCTATAGGTACCGCCATTATTTACGCTGCACGTTTTGCACGTGTATTAGACATAATTACTGGCAGCGGTGCTTTTAATATGCTGGGCGATCTTAACAAAGCCTTTGCAGAGTTTGAGGCGCAAGACAAAGCAAGAGCTTCTAGTAAGTCTGCAGGTGCAGGTGGCTTTAGTTCATACAATGCTAAAAAGGCCGCCGATGCGTTAGCTCTAGCTAATGCTAAAAAGATTACTACAGAGACTAAGAAAACAGCGGCGGCGCTATTAGCCGCAGCCAATGCTAAAAAATTAGCTTTAGCTATTGACAAGGCTAACCTAGCCCTTGCTAAAGGCACAGATGTTTTTGATTTAGATAAAATCCAGCTCAACGCTGCGCTCATAGGTCAAGCTGAGGCGTTAGGTAAGGCCACTACAGGCTCACAGATACTAGCTATAGCCAATGACGTACAGCGCTTAAAGATTAAGCAGGATATAAACGCGCTAGAGGATGCCATAGCCTCTAAGGATACGGTAGCTATAGAAAAGGCTACGGCCAAGCTAAACGAGGACTTAAAGATATTAGGCGCTTTGCAAAAGCAAGATGCCAAACTGCTAGATATAAACAGAGTTTTAGCAGGTATGAAGTCAACCGATCTAATTAACTTGGCTAACCTACAATCGGCTTTAGACCTATTGGCTAAGTTTAGATTCCCTACCTTAACTTTGCCAGGCGGGCAGGTGGTTGGCGGCGGTACCAAGAAAGGCACGGCTGCAGCTGTGGCTGGCCTTATACCTGGCGTTGACTATAACCCTGGCCAAAATCCAGACCGCAACTATGATGAAGCCAATAGAGCTGCACAGGTTGCTGCCTCTAACGCTATGACTTATTTTGCCGAAAAAGGCTCAGGCCGCGGTGCAGGTGCAGGTGAAGGGCAAATACCTGCAGGCGCTTACAATATAACTGTAAACGCAGGCGTGGTAGGTAGTGAAAATATAATCGTAGATGCCGTGCAAAACGCGCTTAATGAGATATCACGTAGAGGCTATACAACTACCTACGCAGGGGCCATAGCAGTATGACCGTGCCAGTAGTAAACGCTGTTATCAACTTTAGTACTGGCCCTAGCTTTGCTCAGGCTATGATTTTAGATAGCGGCATATTAGACACAAACGTATTAGCAGACAGCGCCAGCGTTATCGTGGACGTATCCAACGTAGTAGATAGCATCCAAACTATTAGAGGCCGTAACGCCCAGGCTGACCAATTCCAAACGGGCACCTTATCGTTGCGTATCGTTGACCAAAACGGCGATTTTAACCCACAAAACCCAAGCGGGCCGTATTACAACTTATTAACACCTATGCGTAAAGTGCAGATTACGGCTACTTACGGGGCAACTACTTACCCTATCTTTTCAGGCTTTATTACTAGCTATACAACTACGACACCTAAAAATGCTAATGACGTAGTTTACACAACTATCCAAGCTGTAGATGCTTTTAGGTTGGCACAAAATGCACAGATTAGTACCGTAGCGGGCACCTCAGCAGGTCAGCTTAGCGGTGCAAGGATTAACGCCTTGTTAGATGCTATTGATTGGCCAGCCTCTATGCGTGACGTAGATGCAGGGCTAACCACAATGCAGGCAGACCCAGGCACAGCCCGCACAAGCCTTGCAGCTATGCAGACGGTAGAGATTAGCGAGTACGGGGCCTTGTACGTAGATGCCGCTGGCTCGTTTGTCTTTCAAGATCGTAACGTAACGGCTGGCAGTACAGGGGCTACGCCTACAGTATTTAACGATAACGGCACAAATATTAGCTATTTTAATGCGGTGTGGCGCCTTGACGATACCTTAGTTTACAACTCAGCCAGCGTTACCCGTACAGGGGGCACGGCCCAGGTAGCTACTAACTCAGCCAGCATAGATAAGTACTTTGTGCATAGCTACAACCAGCAAAACCTGTTAATGGAGACCGATGCCGTAGCCCTAGATTACGCACAGGCATACGTTGCATCTAGGGCTGAGACTAGTATCCGATGCGATGCTATACAGTTAGACCTTTATACCGATAATTACAACTTAGGCATTATTGCAGCCCTTAGCCTTGACTACTTTGACCCTGTAACTATTACAACTAACCAGCCTGGCGGATCAACGCTAACTAAGACTTTGCAGGTGTTTGGCGTAGCTCAGAGCATTACGCCTAACAGCTGGAAAACAACACTTACCACTTTAGAGCCGATTATTGACGGCTTTATATTAGACTCATCCATATACGGTTTGCTTGACAGCGGCGTATTAAGTTATTAAGGAGATAGGACTATGGCAGCTGGATTAGGTTTTAAGACCTTTACTACTGGCGAGGTACTTACGGCAGCTGACACTAATGGCTACCTAATGCAAGGTATTAACGTCTTTGCATCAACGGCGGCAAGAGATGCAGCTATTACCTCACCACAAGAAGGGCAGTTTGCGTTTACTAAAGACACTAACGGCCTTTGGTATTATGACGGTGCAGCTTGGGTAGCCTCAGGTGCCACAGGAGACATTGAAGGCGTAACAGCTGGCGTCGGTATTAGCGGCGGCGGCACAAGTGGCACCGTAACAGTTACTAACTCTATGGCTACAGCTATAGATGCTAAAGGCGATTTAGTGCCTGGCACGGGTGCCGATACTTTTAGCCGCCTTGCCGTGGGTGCAAACGACACAGTACTCACTGCTGCCTCTGGGGAAGCTACTGGCTTAAAATGGGCAACGCCTGCAGGCAGTATGACTTTGCTTAATAGCGGTGGTACAACTCTTTCAGGAGCATCCACGGCTGTATCTTTTACACCAACTGGCTATACAGGCTTAAAAATTATCCTTAAAGGTGTTTATGTAAGCACAGATGCAGTAGCTTATTTTACCCTTAATAATGACGGCGCTAGCAATTATTCTTTTGCAATAGTGAGAGGTGCAGGATCAGTTACACGCGAAAGCAACCCCTCTTTTGGTGCGTATTACTATCTTTT